TACCACACAACGTCGTTGTTAACGACACTGGGCTACCCATATGATCAGCCTTGATTAAAGAACCGACCGTTACATCATCATTTACCAATGAAACCATTGGATACTCTACATAACCACGTGCGATAAAGCCTGCACCCTGTGAGGTGCCCTTATCGAATGGACGGTAGAGGTCATACTGTGCTACGCCAACTGGAACCGAGTAAGCAGCAACTGCTACAGAATCGGTTGCACCTGACGAATAAGCTGGTGTTGCGCCATTCAATGGATCCCACGATGCTGGCATCGCGTCACCCCAAGTAACACTTGAAGCACTACCGTTTGCAGGTACGATTCTTGCATCACCATTTGCGTCAGCTACTACTGAAAGAATGGTACCCTTGGTGATTACGATCTCAAAACGATCATCTTCACTGTCCTGGTACCAAGTTGGAAGGCCCTGTGATGGGAGCAAATAAGCTGCTGGGGCGATACCCTCAGAAACTACAAAGCGACCAGAACCAGTTTTAGTTCCTACTTTACGAAATTTTGCTAATGACATTTAATTCTCCTTAAGAATATATATTGATTAAAGTTTACGACGACCCATGAGAGCATCTACAAAAAGCTGCTCTGAAGTATTGGTAACCTGTTTTTTCGACTCTTCTTGTTCTCCGTCAATTGTGATGACATTGTCTTCACTTTCAACAGCTTCAATTTCCGAGCTGATTTCTGGCATTGTGCCCTTAGCCTTTTTGGCTACTGGCATTCCTGCTAGATCTCTTAGAGAATCAGCCAACGATGATGCAGTGCGCTTTACGTGCTCTGCAATTGACTCTTCTCTTGATTCAGGTCCCTCAATTCCAGCTGCAATCTTTGTGTCCACAACTCTCTCTGCGAGAGTTCTGTGCAATGCGCTCTTGAGTTTTTGATTTTCTTCTTCAAGCAATTGAAGCTTCTTACTTGCGTCATCGGCATCTTGCTCAGAAGCTTGTTCTGGACTAGTGAGCTCTGCCTTTGGCTCTTCAACTGCTTTGTTTTCTTCAGCAACCTCAGCATCTACAGATTCAACAGCTAATTCAGCCTGTTCTTCTACCGACTCTGAAGTTTCATTAGAAATCTTTTCTTCTTTTACTTCTTCTTGTGCAGCTATTTTTGCTGTCAAGATGTCAACCAAATCTTGATCTTTAACTTCAGTAGCTAAAACAAGTGCTTGCTTTAATACGGAAACCATATCCTGGCTTTCTGCTACCGGCTCTGAATCAGCGCCTTTTTCTTCTGCAGTCTCAACTTCTTCAGGCTTGACTTCCACTACTTCTTCTGCTAGCTCTGCAACAGGTTCCTGCGATTCCTGAGCTGAAACTGCGGTAATTGTTGAGAGATCTTGGCTAAGGCTTTCTACAGCAGCCAAAACATCCTCATTCTGAACGCTTTCTTCCATTTTTGAATTCTCCTCATGATCTTCATTATTATCATTCTCATTAGATAGTAATGAGTTGCTATTGTATTTGTAATTTTCACTTTCATGAACAGCAATAGCCGTAAGGAAAGAGCCCTTTAGATGTAGATAAAGTGGTTTAGATTCTTTAGATTTTAAACCTGATAGAATCGATTTATGCTCTTCTACTGAATATATATCTTCTTCATCCATATTAAGTACGAATGCAGAACTTCTTGCTACCCAGTCATCTGAAGAGTTTTCTACTTTAACATCTCCAGAAGAAGACTTTCTTACTCCAGACTTAGAGTCTGCTGGCTGGTTGACGAATGAATATTCCTTAAAGGAAATGTCTTGCATGTCGATAAATGCCAACTTGCCTTTGTAAACTTGGCCTCTTTTAAACTTTTGAGCCTTTGGTCTGCCATCAGCACTTTCAGATGCTAGGTCGTCTCCAGATATTGAGCAGACTGCTTTGCCGGCTCTTCCGCCAACTGAACCTGTCAAGTATCTTTTGTCAAGAACTTTTTGGATTGCTACTGGGTCAGTGATTGCGACTTGTAAACGAACGAAATGTGAACCATCTTCTTCTTTATCCATCTTTGCTGCCATAACACGGCCAATTGGCTCTGAATTAAGATCATGGTTCAAAATGATTGGCTTAGGATAAGGCTCAACCCATGACTGGAGAGCTTTTTCTAATTCTATTGCAGAATAGTTATTATAGTTGCCAGTCAATCCGTTCATGGATAGCTGCAACTTCAATGATTAAACCTTTGTTTGCATTTTGCGATTCTGAGAAGTCTAAATCCATATCAGCAAAATCTGGCAGCTGAACCATAAAGGTTTCCACAAAGTTAAAAGCCATTTAATTCTCCATTTTTTAAAATCTGTATATATAGTAAATTTGTTTTTATAACATTAAACAATTTTATATAAAGATATCATATTTTTACCATGTTTTCAAATGCAACAGAAATTCTTGGATCTCCACCCTTAGTAAAGGCTTCGAGCATTTCTTGGTGCATGATGTGTGGAGCATATATATATGATGCTGAATATAGCTCTGTTATGCCCTTTTCACGGGCATTAGCACACCATCCAAGGTCTTCTCCTTGTGAATGAAAAACGTAATCAACCTTATTATATGTATCTTTTGACATCATTTTTGCAGCCATAATAATATCTGACTTGAAATAACTTCCAAGTGGATAGTTTCTAGCTCTGTTGGCCTTATCGCCTGATTTGTCCAACCATGTCATAACGCTTGGGAAATCTGTTCCAATTGGCGTCATGAACATCAATGGACTAACTGCGTCTGCCCCATCTTTGATGTGGCTTATTAACAATTCTATAGTTGACGTATTGTGAATAATAATATCTGAATCTAGGCTAAAGAAATAATCTGGTTGATATTTTCTTACTTCACCCAAAAGAGTATTTCTTAAACTGACCATATTGTGATACTTAGACATTGTCCACTGTCTAGACTTAGGATTATGCTCATGGTGAGCAAGATCATCTTTGACTACAATGTCAACAAATCCAATTGAATTTTTTGAAACTTCTTTCCATCTATTAATCATGGAAATAGTTCCTTGATCGGAAGAGGATACGACAAAAATAAAACCTACATCCTTAAGAGGGACTGACTGTCTTTCAATAGCCATTGCCCAATATGGAAAAATCCATTCTCTTTTATATATAGGACAACCTATAATTAGTTTCATTTTTCTTCAGTTGTTTTTGTTTCTTTTTTGGCAACTGGTTTAGCCACTGGCAAAACTTCTTCTTCTGTAGCTTCTGCAACTTGAACTTGCTTTTGCAACTTAGGCTCCTCAACAGCAACTGGTGTTGGTGCTGATTCCTCTTCTTCTGCTAATTCATCTTCAAGAGCATTAAAGATGTCCATGATTCCGTTGATCACGTCAACAAGAATTGTAAGAGCCATACGACTCTGACCATTGCCTACTGCAATTTCAAAACCTTTTACTGCGTCATCTTCTCTAAGGTATTGCTTAGAAGTGTCTGATGTTATAATGAACGGCATTATTCCTCACTCTGAATCGTTAAATTTGATTCTTCTATCTTAACATCATATTGCTCTTGGAGCAAGTTCTCAACAGTATTAATCCAATCAGGATCTGATCTTTTTATATTTGGAGAAGTCTTTCTTCCATTTTGATTTTGTGGTCTAATAACATTGCCAACGCCTTTTCTTTTTGAAGGCATGTTTCTAGAGCCTTTTTTAGCTGGCGTTTGTTTGTCGCCTGCGACTGTAGCAGCAGGAGCTGGAGGGTTAGCTGTGGCTTGTGCATCAATAATATCTTTTTGCTGATCTGTTTGAATTGCGCTAAACAAATCATCCATATTAGCTTCAGGATCTATTCCCATTTCAGTTCTAGCTTCAGTCAAAGTAACCAATGAATTAACATACTTTTGAATGATATGTGTTTCTTTCTTCACCTGAGTATCAGTATCTATTTCGTTGAACTTAAAGTAGCATCTGTCAGACATCGATGATTCCATAGGATTTTCAATTGGATCAAATCCACCTTCAAATAAAAGTTCATTGAATATATGCAATCTGACCATCTCAGCAAATTGCTTTTGGAACTGTTTAATTTTGTCATAAAGAGATGTATCTAATCTTTCTGACATAGATCTATTTCCACCATTCATGGTCATACCAAGGTGATGCGGAGCAACGCCTAAACCAACAGACACTCTTTCTTTAAAGTGTTGCAAGTAGTTAGTTGCATCAAGGCCTTCTTTGCCAACCCCAATTACATCGACATCGTGTCTGTACGGAAGAATCAATCCACCTTCAGATCTTAAGTTTTCTATTTCTGAAGCGGCTTTTTCTATTTCATCTGGCTCTGCTGGTTGATCAGCTGTTCCAATAATGTATTTGTATAAAGGAAATAATTCTCTATGAACAAGATTTTGGATGTCTTCTTCCATCTGTCTTAAGGCAACTACGTCATCCATTACGTTAGACAAGTATGGCGTACCGAAAGCTCTGCCTGGTTTTCTGTCAAAGAATAAATGTATTACTCTGTCAGCTGACCAAACTGGATCTCGGTCAGTAGGAGCATAAGTCAATGGATCCGTTCTTTGCAAATAGGTTTTAGGTCTATTATGCTTATCTCTCATTATTCTTACTTGCTCAGTGGGAATTAAATAATAACCAACTATTGGTTGAGTAGAACTTACTGGAGTAAGATTTCTTGGGAAATAATCATTTAACTCTCCTCTTGCTTTTACGGCAAAAACGTTTGAGAATTTTATTAGCTGATCTGACATTTCAATAAGGAGATCCAAGAATGGTCTCTTCATTGCCATCTCCATATAATCTATTCTTTGGTATAGATAAGAAACAGCTTCTTGATTTTCTCCAACTATTTTCCAGCCTTCTTTCCAAAATAGATCTTTATATTTTGAAACAGCTTGTTTGACATATGAGTCAGTATCTACTGCTTGAAGGATTCTTTCGAAGTCATAAGGAGATGGTTCAAAGTTACTTCTACCTGCGTAGTAATAGTTTGTTCCTTGATATCCAAGAGCCAAGGAGGCTACTTTAAATATCTTACTTATTGACTTTGAGTCTTCTGGATTTACCTTTTTAGCAACAAAGTCTCCTGCGGACTCGTCATTGCGTACAGGGAAATATTTTTTAATAGCCATTCTTTAGCCGCCTAAATACGAGGGAATACTAAGATATAGTAGACCTTTATATTAATTTAATTAGCTTCTTGGTTTAAGTTGCTAAGAGTCTTTTGCAAAATGATTGTTTTTACCCACTCAAGCCAAAAAACCGTATCTGATTCAGGGAAATCGCTCTTGTATGCTACGTTAGCTTCTGAAAGAGTAATCTCAATCTTGAATTCTTTTTTAGGCTCTGGCGTTACTGCTGCTTCTACTGTTTCGAGTTCTTCGCTCATGTAATAATCATCCTTTTTTAGATTTTGATAGTCTATACTATCAGACTTACTCTAAGACCGCAAGTCTTGCCTCAAGAGCTTCTATTTTCTCATTAAGTTTCTGAACTGTCAAAACTAAAGCTGGAACCAAACCCTCATAGTTAACAGCTCTTAATTGATCTGCGTCTTTACCATCTGGATCCTTAAGCTTATGACTGGTTTCAAGTTGAGGAAATAATTCTTTAAACTCATCTGCGATAACTCCAATTTGACGAAACTCAGATGGAGATTCTTCATCGCGAGTAATTGGATTCAACATATTAAATTCCCAAATTTTTATATCATTTAAAATTTTATTTACCCAATTGTCCGCAGGTTCTTCTATATTTCTTTTTATTCTTCTGTCAGAAAAAGAGTTATAAGTTATATACTGCCAATGGTTGTTGTCTATAACGGTAAATAAGTCTCCGTCCCAACCAAACGCTATTGAGTTATAGCTCGGACCAGGACCATAATTAGCTCCTCCGTAAACTATTCCCTCAGAGTTTATTACCGTTCCAGCGCCATTAGATGCAACGACCACTTCGTCATAAGCTACTGAAGTGTATTGATTATTGCCTACGGAAACCATACCTGATTTGTTAACGCCAATTGCAAAAAGAAAACCAAAGTAAGAAACTCCTGGACCATACGTAGACTGAATAGTCCCGGTTGTATCAATCGTTAATCCACCAATTTGGCCACTTGTTGCTGATACCTTACCCTTTACCTCGAGTTCAGAAACTCCATTGTAATATAGGTACGAATCGTTTGTTCCTACCTTAAATTCTGGTGTAGATATTGTGTTGCCGGCAGTATCACTCTTCCATCTATTGTTCGCGTTGATGAAAACTGATCCAGCAGTGAGTGTTCCTCTAATTGCTGCTGTTGAGAACTCTGCTCTTCCGTCACCGCTGATCACCCAGCCAGTAGACCCAGAAGTCCAAACTCCAGTGTTGTTATTGTAAGCACCGTTGTAATTAGATGATCTTATAATCGCCATGTTTGCTGGAGCAACTATGTTTGACTGGGCACCTTGTTGTTTTAGAATTATTTCGTGTGCACCAATTGTTCCAGCAGTAATTTTTGCAGCTGTTAAATTTGCAATGTGTGAACCTGGGATCATGTCTGTAGCCGTCGAAGCCTTAAGGCCAGAACTTGGAGTCCAACCACTTTCGTTACCGGAAGTGTCAATAGTTTTGACTCTTCCATAATAAACAACATCAGTTTGGGCTACTGTGGCATCGGCTGCATTGCTATTGTCTGGAACGTCTACTGCAAAAACAGATGATGATACTGTTCCTGAAGATATGAGTGTTGTGCCAAGGGCATCTGAGTAGAGCTCATACTTATAGCCACTAACGTCTAGTTCTACTGTTGGTTCAAATTGAAACATAACAGATTTATAATTTCCATAAATGTAAAATGTATTTATATCTATTGAACCTGGAATGGTTTGATCTTTTGGAGTATGAATTCTAATAGATTCATAAGGATCATCTATTGCTGATATTTCAGTATTCTTAACCTTTAGCGCAACTAGATAATCTTGGTCTGGCTTTAGGCCTGTTATTGTTTTAGTTATTTTTGCCATTATTTCACA